ATCGGGACTTACTTTTAATAGTTTTATTATTTATTTTGTTTGAATTTGTTTTAATTATTTTTATTAGTTTTATTGATATTTTATTATTTTAAAACTCTCTTAGACATATATGCGGCGCCTTCATATAGTGTCTTAGAAAGATTCAAAACATCCAATGTATTGATACCTTGAGCTGTCATCGGGTAGAGACACCTAACTCAAGGCAGACAAAATTTAACCTTTATAATCATAAAAGTCACCATATATTTCTCCTATTATACTATGGGACAATTCATTCAATTCAAATGGAACATCAACTTACATATGAGTTTTAAGGTCCATTTCCATTCTCAGTTCATTTAATCTAATTTTAGAGATTTTAGATCTCTTCATAATTTTCTATAATATACCCTATTCAGAAAGTCTATTTCCATATATTTACAGTAAACTATTGTAGTAAAACTTGATGGCTGGAAAAATTTATAGCAAAGTTGCGTTACCTTAAATTTACAATTTTATATAATCAATTTAATCTTGGGTAGTAGTGAACTCAATAGGGCAGTTTTATAATTAACAAATGGCTCTTCCTGGAGTTCTATATAGGATGTGAGTGTTTAATCCACCTATAGTAACTGGCAATAAATAACTTTATAGGAATTTAGATTTATAAACATTGGTTCTTTTAACGACTTTAACCACAAGTCCATATTCTTTATATTTCCTGATGATATCATTCTCATCCATATCATGATTAGACATGAAAAGATTGTCATCACCAAGCATGAAAGCAGTTGATACTTTAGTATCCTTGAAAACGTTGTTAAAAGTGACAGCATTAATTAATGTATTTCCCATACTAGTATTTGGATCTCCAGATTTCCTACCATATTTTTAATGTACTTTAATGTCTCCTTTCTTCCCTTAGAATACTAGTATTGAATCTTTTTAAGATACAAAAGTTGACCATAAGGCTTCTTTTTGGTCATTGGTATACTCCTCACTAGAAATATCCTTAGTCCATAATTAGTACATGGCCTTATACCAAGCCATTTCTATTTCATAGTGTTGTTTGGTTTATGAGCTATCAAAGCCACTGAAATCCAATTCATAAGCATATTTATAAGTTTAATGTTATAAATCAAACTCAGTATCCATCATAGCTCCAATTTATTAAGAATTCATACCACTAGCGTAGACTACACCTATTTACTTAAGACTATCCTTAAACATATTTTAGACATTTTTAACAAAATGTTATTGAAGGAGAGTTGTGTCATAATCAGAACAACCACTAATAACTCTCGAAGAAAAAGTGTCCACATTCTCACCGATTGTTTTATACAATTGTTCATCTTTGACAAAGGCCTGTCTATAGATGTGGTTTCCTTTTAATATATTCTTAAAAATTTTTTCTGGATCTTATCTGAAGTTAGATAGTGCTTTCTAATATCTAACTTTCTTACTACCTTTATATTTGCTAACTATCTCCTCTAAAGATTCATTGACAATCAAGTCTCTATTGAATTAAATTTTTCCTAAATAATTGTCATATTACTTGACAGGTTTAATTCTCTCTTGACACAACCTGTTTATAATTGAGTTAGCATAGCTTTTGGCTGTCTTTGTTTATCCCGTAGTTTTCACATTTCCATTAATTAATGGTCCAAGTTTAATAGAACATGGTAATTGTTAATCAGTTGGAAAGATTTTCTCTGCTTCACTTTCCAATTATGCGGCTGATACCATAGTTGATTCCTTTTCACTATGGTACTTAATTTCAATTTTTGTTATGCCGCCCTCTTGAGCTTCAACCTACAAATCATTTGTATATTGATCATTAGTAACTAGATGGCTAATCTTGTTTTCTTTTGTAGGTTTAACGTATGCCTCCCCTTGGACATGTGTTGAACAATCTCTTGTGTATTCATAATTATCTTAATTGATTTTAACTTAATTTAAACCAGTTAATTTATTTAGGACCATTCTAAACCATGAATCCTAAACTCCTTCTGTCTTGTCTTATAGTTTCTATCTACAAGTAGTTAATAAAGTTTTGGAATACTACATTTCATTGGCAATCAACAAAGTAACAAAATTATACATTTGTTGAGATTCGTTGAGTTGTAATTTCTAAAAAGCCTAAACAAATTACATCTCATCCAGAGATAGAGTGTTAAACTTTGCTTATAGTCCTTTGAGACAATCAATGACCTTTGTTTTAATCCTAATAGGATCAAATGTACCATCACTAGTTTAACATTAATCGCCACATTTCCTCAATATTGAAGCAGGAAAATTCAATGGCATATCGAAGTTAACAATTAAACTACGATAATTAAAACCCAAGTGTAGAGCAATTTTCTTAAAATCTCTAATCTCAACTTATTGGGTTTTGGGGATAACCTATCCCTAATTTTGTATTAGATAAATTGCAGATTTGTTATAAGCCCGCAAAAGTATAGCTCCTTTTTAATAAGCTTGAGTTGGACAGAAGGTCTTAAAACCTTGAATACAATAATTTGTTGCAGAAATAATAGTTCCTCTCTTGATATTATTTCTATTTAAAGTAGCAGCAAGATCATTCTAATTAACATCTTGTGGATATAAAATTTCAGAAGAATCAAATCTAAAATCTCCTTCAATACCTGGAAATATAAATGGCAAATCATACTATATTTGATAATCTGAAAATTTCCCTTTGAGAAATGTGTTCATTGGCACATCACACTCATGTTCAAAAGGACATTTCTTAGTGTTTGACATTGAGAAGTGGGACATAAAATATAAAATACACTAAGACCCTTGCTTAACTCCTAAACTATTAAGCAAGGAAATTTAAGGTTATTAACATGCCCTTTAGGGCTCTTCTTTAGTAACAGAACGTTTGGTTTTTTGTTGAGTGAAGTTGTCTGTTAGTTCGTCTAAGCGTTGGCCGCCTCCTTTTTGGAGGTTATTTTGGTTAAAAGCTTTTCTG